ATGAGCAAGATAAAACCGCTGTTGTTAGAGACTTCTCGGAAACCAACAGACTTAACTCACGGCTTATTCCGCTTTCCGGGAAGATTTCATCCGCCGCTAGTAGCATATCTCCTTGAACAGCATCCAGATGCTAAAATTATAGGAGACCCTATGGTCGGTTCGGGAACTGTTGCTGTGGAAGCCTCTGCACTTGGAAAAGACGGCATCTATTCAGACATTGACCCGCTTTCTTGCCTTCTTACAAGAGCTAAGTCAACACCGGTCGATGCTATTTGGCTCAATAAAGCGATAGAATCTATTATCGTCGATGCCCAGCCTTTTGCCAAGTCTGGGATAAGCATTGAAGAAGCCGTTCGTTATGTTAATGATTTAGAAAGTAACACTGATTTTCGTTCGCCACCTAACGTATTTCATTGGTTTGAGCCATATATTGTAGTCAATTTGTGCAAAACCCTACAAGCTCTTTCAAGAATCGATTGTTCATCAGAACAAAAAGACGCTCTGCTTGCTGTATTTGCGGGTGTTATTCGTCGGATTTCTCGCGCTGACCCGAACACTTCAAGCGGATTGGAAGTAACAAAGGTACGGTTGCTAGCATTGGAGAAAGGATTAAGCTTTGATATAGCTAACGAACTCAGAAAAAAAGCGAAGTTATTATCCAATGGTTATAATGAGCTTAGCAAAATATCTATGGTCAAGCCTGAGATTATCCAATATGATGCTAAAAATTGGAGTTCCCTTTGTAATGCTCGTAATAAATGGCCTGACCTCATAATAACTTCGCCCTGTTACATTTCAGCAATCGAGTACTGGCGAAGACATAAGCTTGAATATTGTTGGCTAGGTCTAGTTCACCCCGAAAAGCTTGCTGACATGAAAGGCAAATTTCTAGGAATGGGTAATGATGAACCCATAGTAAAAGAACTACCGCCATATGTTCAGACGACTTATGACAAACTACGAAAAATTGGCCGACAGAAAGATGCTAAAACGCTCGTACGTTATTTTGCTGATTCAATAAAATGGCTGAATGAAGTTCGATTAACTCTATGTAAAACAAACGGCACCGCTTACGTGGTTGTAGGTAGCAACACAAATCACGGGGTAACGCTGGACACACCCTTTGCCCTTCAAGAAATAGCTAAGAGCGTTGGATTATCAACTACTTGTTTCATGAAGTACGCGATAAAAAATAGCTATATGCAATATCCAACAAATGGCAAGAGAATAAAAACAGAAAGCGTACTAAAGATTTGGTAGTAATTGCTTACACCAGAACAGGTAAATCTTTGTCTGATTTAACATTGCCACTAGCTTAATCAGTTTGGCAATTTTTGCTAAATCGGCATTTTGGATGCACTTTTCATAGTCTGATGTTTTACCGAATGGTTGATGGCGGCTAGATGCAAATTCTTTCTTTAAGCGTGGATGCTTAGTTTTTATGAATGCACTTTTGAGTTGGCTTATTTGTTTGGGGCTTAAGCGCTGGAGTTTTTCTTGAACATACCTTTCGCTACCTAAAAGCTGAAAATCGAAGCCTAGCTCCTGAAAGGGTTTGGTAACGGACGAAATACTTTCTACCGTTTGCTGTTCTACAATTTTTTGCATGCCTGCCTTCTCGGCAAAGGGAGAATACTTTGGCATAACAGCGATCAATTCAACATAAGGCGTTCCCGCCATCGGTAACGTGTCATGGATTAGTTTTGCGCCCAAACCGATAGTTCGATACTTGGGATGAACAACCACACGGTTGATTATGCTCAGCTGCTTGTTCATTTCTTGAATTGTCATCCGTGGCAACACTAAACGCCGTCCATAGCAGGCTGGCGGCGGGTAACTGTAAACGATAACTCCACAGAGCTCATCGCCCCTTACCAGACGGAAGATTTTTCTGGGAACCGCAACCTTATGCCCTCGATAATGGAAACCGCTTAGTTTTTGCCAGTCCTCTTTTGTGCCTTCTTCTATCCTCATCTCTCGGATTAGACTACATTGGGTGGCTGGCGTGTTTGGGTAATAGTCTATTTTGATTTCTTCCCCAAACCGCTTCCGGACCAAAACGCTTGGCTTTAGGTCCTCCAGTAGATCGCCGTGAGTTGTGGCGGCTATGACTGCCTTGCCCTGTTGCCGAGCTATTTTCTGTAAGTTGTAGGCTATGATTTTGGCGGTGTCTCGGTCTAAGCATGCGGCGAATTCATCCATAAGCCACCACTGCTTTTTGCTTTCAACAAGCTTTGCGATTCGGTAACGGTATTTCTGACCATCGCTAAGCTGATTGTAGGTCCGCAAGAAAAGAAAAGCATCGTTCAAGCCAACCTTGCTTAGCAGCTCTAAGCCTTCTTCAACTGTGGTGCCCACCGTTTCGATCAAGGGTTTGTCTGGGTCAACGGCAACCTCTGACAAGTCAATGGCTTCATCTCCCAAGTCTACCCTGATTGCCCGCAGCAAGACGCTTTTGCCTGACCCAGAATCGCCTGTGATAAATGTAATGTCTCGCGGGCAAATCTTTAGCTCTGCATCAAGGACTTGGAATCGCTGGGTCTCATCGATGCCTAGCCCGAACGCTTCAGCTACAACCAAGCTTCTGGGCGTCGGCTTAGTGTGCGTTTCATAGCTAATGTTGAACGTGAATTTGCCTTCTGTTCGATCATAGATTCTGCAGAATTGTCTTATTCGGAAGTCTCTTTGTCTTCTCATTTCTCGGTCACCTTGGAATAACTGTTAAGAAAGGCTCAGATTCTTCTTCCATAGAAGCAGCAACGGCTAGGCAAATAGACCAGAAACGGTCATCATGCGTTCCCTGAGCATGATAAAAGCGAATGTTTCCTTCAAGTTCGCCCTGCTCCTTGTTTTCTTCATCCTCGCCTTCGTTTTTGGGCTTGCCTGCTAAAACCTCAAACTGCTCAATAGCCAAGCCAGCGACCACTTCAGGGTCAAAATAGTACCTAAACTGCTTCTTACTCATCAACTGCTTAAGAAAACCCGCTGCCTTCTGCTTCCACGGCTGAGTAAAAGCGACGCCCTCGACCCCATCTATTTCCTTAGTCATGGTTTCGGCTAGCGCCCGCTCGTTAGTGGCATCAACAAGGGTTCTTCGGATTTGCCAGCGGTCAGTCATCACCTTAAGATGCGCCGTAAGCACATCATACGGAGTACCCAATGGAAACAAGTAACTGTAACGCAGAATCCTAACTTCGCCCTGCAGCTCAATTACGCTTAGGGCAGCGTTATCGTTTTGCTGACCAACATCCAAACCCGCACAGAAGTCTAAGTCCTTAAATGAATCCTCAAAAAGCCACGGCTCCACAATGCTATGGTCAACGCAGGCAGTGATTAACTCTTGGCTAAGCCAGCGCCCATGGTCCTCGGTGAACTTTAACTCGTATTCTCGGCTGAAGCGGTCCGGATCAAGCTGACGCTTCTGTAGCTCGATGAATTCGTTTGAAATCAAGCACTCATCAACGGCTTGGTGATAGTCCGCTATAAAGGGCGTCCAAAACTGGGACACTTCGGGAACGTTCAAGGTTTTGTAATAATAACTCTTCTTGTCCCATGGCGTGCTGTCAAGGCAGATGATTGAGCCTTTGTCCCAGCGAGTCGCCATCTGAGGCATCAAAGTGCCCTGCACCAGCTCTTCAAGTTCCTTAATGAAAGCCGCCTCGGCGATGATGACGTCGTCGCTGGTTTCGCCACGGAGCTTGTCTAAGCTGAATGGAAATGCCTTGAGCTTGGAGCGGTTATGCAGTCGGATAGCGGTTCTTAGGACTTTTTCAACCCAAGCTTTCCGAGCTATGGGATCCATGTTATAGATGGTGTCGGAGAGCTTTTCTATGACCAGCTTGGATTGCCTGAGACCGGGCGCTGTGACCGTTGCTTGTGTACTTGGACGTCGAACCCGACGCTTAAAGAACTTCACGCCTTCAGAGGTTGTTTTGCCGCCTTGCCGTGTCCAAAGCATCGTTTCCTGTTTGGCTTGACTGACTAGGAATTTGAGTTGGTAGCTTTTGGGGTGAAAATTCATAAACACCTCCGAGAAAGCGGGGTCTTCTCCCAACTCTTCTAAGCTATGCCCTTGGCATTTAGCAAACAGCGTTCTAATGTTGCCAAGGTCCTCTTCACTACGGGGCTTTATTCGACGAAAAACCACATCAACCTTCTGTCCGCTCAGCTCAGCCAAAACTTTAGCGCAGTAGCGGACCCTATGGTTATCCTCTTCGGAAACCCTAACAGCCTGTATCTTTTCGATTTCACGCCAGATGCCAGAAATGCTGCCAGGAACCGTGTGATAACTCATTACTCGGTCTTTTCCTGTGCTTTTAGTTCGGCTAAAACCCGTTTAATCTCATCTAAATCGCTGAGCTTCTTAGGACGAAGGCTTAACCCAAGCATCTTGGCTGACAACTTGGCATACTGCAACGATAGATTCTGCTTGTTCTGTTTGGCAAATTCTTCCGCCAGCTCATAGCATTCAGCGGCGAAAATCCGCATGACCTCATCACGGGTCTTAAAAGAATCAGCGTTTAGAAAGTCCTCTGCTTTTAGTTTTCTTGTAATTCTGGCGAAACTGCGGTAGTAGGTAGCATGCAAAAAAATAAAGTTTCTTTTTTTCTTCATTCTACCACTAATCATGTTTTCTGCCCCACAAACAACCCAACAACCGTACCGCTTAGCCCAGTGATTGAAGCAAAAATCTCAGCATTCCAAGTATGCAAGATAACTAAGTGCGCTAGCTCAAGAGCTGACATAAACGCCGTCATGCCAATGGCAAATTTTACGCCCAGCACTAGCTTAGCAGTGGGTTCTTCAACGATAAGACTCCCTCTTTCAAAGCGTCTGCGGGTCAAGGCACGTTTAATGGGGTCTGCCATCGATGCTTAACCTCCGCTGTGCGAGTGCTCTTCGGAAAGTTCTTGGACGATTCATGGAACGGTGCCCGCCCATCATGAAACTGTTAACAAGCCTGCTAGCCGACTCTGCTGGAATGTGCTCTTTGATTAAAACTGTCACTCCCACTGCCCAACCGATGGGGATGGCAGTGTAGTCTAAATCGAATAGGCCATCGGCATATCGGAAACTGTTCTGTGCAATAACGATGTGCTTGATTCTGTCTCCGATTAGCCCAACGAATATGCCCCAGCTTTTTACTGGAACGTCGATGGTCATGCCTGAACCGCTGCTTTTTCCTACCGATGCATCGCACCAGTCGATGGCGATTAGATCGCCGGGTTTAATGTTTTCAAAGAGTTTTAGAATTTGCTTACTCATCTTTGGCCTCCTTTTTTTCATAAGCTTCCAGCCTTTGGGTCAGCTCATCCACTTTAGCGTTCAACTGCTTTATGGCGCCAAGAGCTAAACCCATCAGATGGCCAGCGTGAATCATACCTTCCTCAGAGCGTACCTCTTGGGGCAGGGAAGTGACATCAATCAACGGAACGCCTTTTTCATCCATCTTTTTGCTTTGCCTTATTTTCTTAATCGCTGCCAAGTCATCGAGCATATCCATGTGACCTAGCGCATTGTACCAGACGCTATCTCCTGCGACACAAGCCCAATAGTTGCTTGTGTTTCCACAGTAGCCGGTGCCTGAGCCTCCTGCAGGCCAGAGGTTATAGTGGTTTTCATGCCAAGCAGGCGTGTATCTGCCATTAGGGTTAACGTACGTTGGCCAGAAGCCAACTCCCTGAGCTTCCAAAACTGTGCCTGCAGCGTCCTGAGGCATCGACCACATGTTGATTCTGCCTGTGTTAGCGATGACTTCCCAGCCCGCCACATAGAGGTTATTTTTTAGGTACACTGAGCCAAAACGGAAAGCGCCATTGCCCAAATCATCACTGCCGTCTGTTATGGGGCGGATTAGATGGTTGGCTGAGTATAGGATTAAGTCGCCAGTGTAGGTGACGACAAAGACGTTGGCACCGTCAAAGCCAAAGGCAGCTTTGAGCGTTCTAGACGTTAGCAAGTTTAGGCACGGTGAGGTCTTGTCGATTTCAACGTTGCTGGCAAAAATGCTGCTACCTGAGCCTCCGCCGCCTCCCATAGAGATGGGGATGCCTTTTCTGCCAAGTTTGGTTCGGCTGAGCTTTTCAACGTTGACGGTGAAGGTTCGTAAGCCATAGAGGTAGTCGGCAAGCTGGGGTGGTTCCTTCTCAAAGTTGATGGTTAACTCAAGCGTTTGGGTTGATGCGTCTACGTGGTACTCGATGCTGTCAACTCGGAAATAGGCGTTAAAGAATGGCACAAGCAGTTTATCCGCAGCCAAAATTGGCGTGTTGCCGTAGTCGATAACCGTGCTTGTTACCGTTAGATAGAGGGCGGGCGATTTGAGGTAGGCGAGAAGTGCCCTTGCTCGCAGGTTACATTCGTTGTCGCTCCATAGCTCTTCGTCGGTCTCTGTGTATTCACGTAGTCCATAAGCCGCTTGACTTGCTGCGTCTTCTAAAACGGCTGAGTATCTGCGTCCGCCAAAGTATAGGCCGTGAAGCCAAAAGCTCCCAGACCCCACGCTTTTAGAGAAATAAAAGTCGATGCGGAAGACTTTAACATGCGTCCAATCGAAGCCACTTTGTATGTAGTCCCATTGGTTTGCGTAGGCTGAGCCAACGCCTATCTCGCTTGCGTGGAATTGGCTGTCTCCAGGTGTAACTGAAATTTTTTTGCTTGCCGAGCGTAAACTTGTGTCGAATAGGATTACTTGTCCGGTGCCTGAATAACTGTCGTCTAGCTTTGCTTGAAAATCAAGGGTGGGATATAGCTCGCAGTTAACTTCGGCGCCGCTGTTAAGCGTTATCATGCAGCCGCCCCAATAGAGGTTAGTCGCTGCCAATTTGATGCATGCACCGCCATCTGGGGCACCTGTGGAATCTGCGCTTACTGCACCTGAATCCGCCTGCCAACTGCCATCTGAAGGCGTCAAGCTACGAGTCCAAGAAACCTTATTTGCGGGTACGCTTTTGTCTGCCAAGCCGTAAACGGTAATTTTGTTTCGGACGCGAGTTATGTCTGTGCGGTCCTCAATTTGCTCCATCCTATCCGTTAAATTCGTGGGGTTAGCCTTGCTGTACATGGGGAAAAACTCGAACCTGCCGTCTGGTGCCATTCGGAAATCGTAGCCGATGACGCCTGCTTTGTCGGCAGATTGGGCGATGTACTTGAGGATGTCCCAGACGGGCGAATCGGAATATTCCAAGTCAGTGTATGTGGTATCGGTGTTTTCGACCAACTCTGTGCTTCCACGTACATGGCTTATCCCTGCAAAGTAGTCCAATAGGTCCTTAACGATGGCTTCGCCTTTTTGGGCGCTATAGGTTTTGGTGACTACGCGACGGAAAAGCTTCTCGCCCCAGCAACGACCCGACACCTTCACATACTGCTCGGTAGGCGTCACTTGATAGGAAACGCTCTCGGTCCGAGTTGTGATGATTTGGGGAACGTTGGCGCCTCTGCCAATGCAGATGTAGCCGTCTTGTCCAACTACGAGAGGAGTAGCGCCGCCTGGGCTGTATTTGGCGTCAAAATTCTGCAGGGTAAGGTCCCAACTGCTAACCTCTTTTGTGGCACCCAAGTGTACGGTGCAATCGACGACGTCCGCTTGGGGAACACCGACGCTACCCAGCGCAATAGTCATCTTGGGGATGCCGACGCTTGGAGCAGCCACTATTCAACGCCTCTCCGATACAGCGAGGCTTCCCCTGCCCTGATGATGCTTTTAGTTTGGGTTGGAGTTGATGAAGCGGCAGAGTTGTAGGAGTTGACGCTGTCGGTTGCTTTGTTCATCTGCGAGGCAAAATAGGCCATGGCAGCCGCAGCGGCTATTATAACGCCGATACCCACGCCTGTTAGAGCCAAAAACGTGGCTTGGCTGATGTTTAGGGCGTTCTGAATTGCAGTTGCAACGCCAGTAATAGCAGATTTAACGCCAAGTGCGGCTCCTGAAGCAGTTACGGCGCCAGCAGTGGCCGTCTCGGTTGTGCCTTCAACAGCAACAGCCGCCGCATGCCCCGTCGACATAACCGTCATAAAATTAATCATTTTAGCAGCACTAGCGCCTATTTGAACCATCAACAGAACCGTGCGGATGTACTTACTTGTCTGCGAGTCAACCACGCCGAAATCTTGAGCTAAACTCGTAAGTTGGCTACCTATGAGGGCAGTTTCCCGAATGCCACCCGCCACTTTGGTTAGGCTGACGGTTGTTGCCTCTGCCTCGGTCTGCATCGTGTTAAAGTTGGAACTCGCACTGCGAACGTTGCCGCCCATCTCTGTGACTGCGACGCCAACTTGGTTAAAACTCATCGATGCGCCCGTGGAGGTTGCCCTGATATTCTCGCCCATGCTGACGGCGTCGGTGCTGATGTTCTCAAAAGTTGGCGAGGCTTCGTTAACCATGCGGACGGTTCCGCTAATTTCGCCCAGACTCATTAGGAAACCTCCTCAACGGACCGCTGCATCGCTTCGCTAATGTAAGAGGGAAGCTGCGGCAGAATCTCTTGCAGTGCCCGGGTCAAGAAATACCGTGGCTGAATGCGGCTAGTGCCTAACTCTTGAAAAACAGCGTAAGATGCAAAAGCGCCGACCTGAACCGACCATGCCCCAGCGGCTAAACCAAAAATTGTACTTTGCAAATACCCCGTCCGAACGGGCACCAACTGGCGAGCACGCAAAACTATAGCATTTGCCGCCTGCACAAGGGCATTTTGGACGGCGTCTTGTATGGCCTGGTCTACCTTTTCGATTCTATCCCTGAAATCTTGGTCGTTAATCTCTATGGTAAAGTCAACGCTCACATGCTGCACCTCATTTTAGTGGGTTTGCCGCTTGGCTTTCTCCAACTCTTCTTTTGCCTGTCTATCCACTTCGCCGAGGATGACAAGAAACTCCTGCAAGACTTTGGCTGGCTGCTGGGCGAGTTGACGAGGAGTCCAACCGAACTCTTTGCAAAACCGAAAAGAAGTGATGGAAGGATGCGGCTTGCCACGTCTCATCGCCCTTAGGAGTTTTTTGTTTCCTCAAGCGAAACTACGTTAAGCTTGTTTACGGCTTTGCTTAGCAGCTCTCCGAGTGCAATGGGTATGCCGTCGTCGGCTTCGCTTAGCAGTTTTGCGAGGGTCAATGGGTTGGTTTGGGGTTGCTCTTTGAGGCTTGCCCAGATGGTTTCCGCTTGTATGGCTATGAAGTCGCTGCTAACAACCTGCCCGGTCACTGGATGGTACTTTGTGTGTTTTTGGATGATGCGGCTACGCTTTGCCCAAGATAGCTCACTGAAGGTGTATTTTCCAGCGAATTCTTGGCCGTATTCCTTTCCTACTTCTAACGATTCGGTTTTCACGTTTTTCACCTCAATTTTAGCTTATGATTATGTCACGAGCGGTAAATGACGCCTTGAGGCTGACAAGGTCCTCAATTTTGGTGGGAATGCTGGCTCGGTCCCATTTGCAGTTTTTGAAAAGGACGCTATTAGTTCCGCCAAGCCCGAATTTGAGACTAAATTCAGTGTCGTTTATGGTCTCGGTGTACTCTTGGATGCTCTCAAATTCAAAGATTAACTCGCCCGATAATCCACGGTGCTTTTCTTGCAGGTACTTTAGCAAGTAGCCTGTGGCGTTGATGACAGGGAGGGCTTTGAGGTTGTTTTCGATGGTAAACTTCCAGTCTGTTATGCGGTCTATAGCTACAAGGCTGGAACCATCAGCGGCGCCTTTCTGCACATAGCTCTCGTACCATGGAACTGCACTTGCATAGTCGGCGTAGCTTGCACCCGCTATTTTGGCGGTGCCAGGAGTGACGTTTTGCCCGATTAAGTCAGCCGATGCTTTAATGACGTCCTCGATTGAGCATTCAACGGTTACTTTGTCCATCCTGCAGCCAGTATGTAGTAGTTCTATGACGTTGGTTGGGGCAGTAAAAACGCCTTTGTAGTAGAGAACTTCGATGCTTGCGGAGTTCAGCGAGGTAATCAACTGCAAAAAGTTAATGGGTGCATCGCTTGGAAGGGCATAGGAAACTTTCAGCCCGACTTTCCGTAAGCCTTTGCGTAGTGTAGCGGGGTCACGTGAACCCACGCCGCGAATAGTCATCAGTCCAGGGTCGAGCGAAGGCTCAATGTTGTCTGCCGTAGCTAGACCCAGCATTGTGGGATTGGACGGAGTAACTCCGTATGTTGCCTCTTGGACGTAGTAGATTTTTGTTTCATGCGCTCCATACGACATTTTTCTTTTTCGCACTCCTATGTTGTTTGGACATTCTCAAGCAACCATGATTTGACAGTGAACTCGGTTCGCCACATGAACGGTTTAGCCGTCACCAAATCCATGTCTCGATAAGAAGCGATGTCAACGTAAGTTATCCCCTCGACCGTTCCAATGCACTGCACATAATCGCAGTTCAAGACGGCGGGCGATACTCCGTTGCTTACGTTTGTGGTCTCTGCAAGCATGTAGACGTAGCCGTTTGAGTCGATGAAATCTTGGGGTGACGCCAAAGACAGGTTTAGGGTTTCGTCGGTGCTGGCTGTGCCTGAGGTGCCGTTTTGCCAAGCCGACGCCGTGAAGTCCCAAGCCTTCACTGTGACGCCGTTGCCACTGGGAGCGGTCCCGTAGCCCTCAAAACTCAAAACGACCTGCTTAGCTACTGCCTTGCTAGAGCCAAGTTTGAAACGGAAAAGCATCAAAGCACGCTGAGAAGAGGCGCTAACCGACTTAACGAAATGGACGTCATCGGAGTACCAGATGCTTTGATACTCCAAGTCCGAAAGCTCAATCCAACCCGCAGCGGACGGCGCCAACTCCGAGGCAGAACCCACATGATACGCCTTATGCGTCCCCGTTGGCTGCCCAACCCCAGCAAAATAGTACAGCGTATCGTTGGGATGATTGCGCTTTTCTCTGATAGCGCGGTTGATGTCAGCGCAGATTTTGGCACGTATGCCCTTTGTGCTGTGTTCGGGCTTGTCTAGAACCCAAACGTTCACGCGATGGAAACCAAGACGTTGCCGGACATTGCCGCTGAGGCTCAGTTTCTTGTCGGTGCTACTCTGAAGCCCAACTGTAATCTGCCCATCGTAGCTTTTGGAAATCTCAGAGTTATACCACTCCTGGCTAACTGAGACTTTGGCAATGGAGTTGTCGTCTTTAATGACACGCAGATACGTGCTTAGCAGGCGGACAAGGGTAATGGTCGGGTCCTCTGGGTTAGCCATTTATGAACCTCCGACAGACGCCCTTGAAATACTCTGGATCGCCTTTCAAAGCGAAGGACTGCACTGTCTGTACTTCATAGTCTACGCCGGCACGCCGAACTTTGTCATGCATGCGGAAAGGCACGATGCTGTAAACGGTGATGTAGTCTTGCAGTGTGTAGCCGACCTCGAAAATAAGTTCCCCAGCAGTGCCAGTAGGAACGATAGCTTTCACTGTCAGCGCATCGCCGTAGCTGGCGTTATCGCCGACGCCCTGCAAAGGAAAAAGCGAAAGAGTCTCCCCTTTACCTGCCACGATACGGGCAAAAGGCGAGGGGGGATATGCGTAGTTTAAGAAGAGTTGGGCAAGCCAACTAACGTTCGCCATCGCTTTGGCGGGCGTTATTGGGCTGTAATCGGTGAAGAGCGGTCCCCAATCCATAAACTCGGTCTGGTACTTTTGGGCGACTAAAACGCTGAAAGCGAGGCTTGGCTTGTCATGGGCTGCTCGGATTCGCCAAAGAATACCGCTGGTGATGTCGTCATAGTAGGCGCATGCGGGATGACGGTTTTTAACGTCAATGTAACCAGGCCAGCAAATAGCGGGATTATAGGCTGGGTACTCGGCGGGCGCCTTGATGCCCTGGAGACTACCATAAACGTTTTTACAGGTATCGCTCCAACCCTCGTAAATGTAGAGTCCAAGCAATGCGAAGCCCAGCGAGTCATCGTAGATTTCGTTCTCGCTTAAGCCCACTCGGTGCCATTGACCGTCTGCCGGCTCAAAATAAAGCCAAAGATTCTCCACGCCCTCCCGAAAGAAAGCAATGGCTTTGTCTGCAATGGCCCGGTACTGCGAGGCGTTTGCGGTGTCGATGTCGGCGAGCCTTTTGAGTCCAATTAAGCAATAGAGGCATTCGACGTCTAGCTCCAAAAGCCAATTATCGTCTATCGCTACTGCCCTGGCAAAGCCGCCGTAAGTCTGCTCGTCTTGCACTGTTTTGAGAAAAGTTCCGCCACAAAGCTTAGCCGCATCCAAATAGTCGGTGTCGCCTGTGACTTGGTAGGCTTCTATGAGAGCAGGGATGCATATGCCGGCGTCAATACTCCAATACTGTGGGCTGTCTTCAGCGCTTGCAAATCCGCCATAAGCCTTCTTAGCTGGGTTGGTGCATTGCTGGGTTAAAATCCAGTCGGCTAACTCCCCGATTTTTGCGAGGACCGCACTTTGCTGGCCTGCGAATTGAGCGGCGCCGTAGGCTTGGGACAAGAAGTCGATGGCGAAAGCGGCGGACATGACGCCTCGCCCATAAGCAGGTTCAGGACCCTCTACTTTCCCAGCGTTGGCGGCATAGTATGTTCTCTGCAGGTTGTTCTCCATGGTTATGACGTTGCCCAAAACCGAGGCTACGGTGTTCCATTCGTTGCCGCCTGAGTCGCTGATTTGTACGGGATAACTCGCCTCAAAGTTCGAACCATCTGCCACCGTGACGTTTTTTTGTCCAGTTGCAGCACTAACAAAAGCTGTGGGCACGACATACACAAACGGCGCATAGTGCATTACAAACTGGAAATAGGCGTCGGGAACGGTGCCCATTGTCTAAGCACTCCCAACATAGGGCGTCTTTAGCTTGTCTAGCAGGCGGGAAAACTCGCCTTGAAGCACATCTAAGCTAGGCAGCCTCGAAGACGCAGTAACGTTGAGGTCGCCCACTTGAAAGTTCAACCCCGCAGCCGACCCACTAGATAAAAAGCAGAGCGCATAGATAGCGGCTAAGTCGGTGATGGCTTCTTTTTGGGCGTCGGTGCAGTTCTGGTAGTCGATATCAGCGGAGAGCTCAAGCTCTAAAGTGACTTCTGCTCGCTTAATCATCTTTAGAACTTTAGCGTCAGAAATATCCGAATCCTCAACGTTCAAGACGTCTCTGACGTCTTCCGCTGATACGCTACCCACTTTTATGCAGCTCCTGTGCTTTCTTGGGGTTTGCCGCCGAGGAGTTCTTTGATGCCTGCAATTATTCCGCCTACCATTGAGCTGCCAAGGATGCCGAGTTCGACGTTTCCAGTTGGATAGCCAAGCCCCATCCAAGTAGCCAGCGGCGGCAGAACGAAAGCGGCAAACATCAAAAGCGCCTGCTGCTTGTCTGACAACTTCATTTCTCTTTTACCTCCTTACCTTGAACCCCCGCTTGGGGTTGGGCATCCCAGAGTTCCCAGCCAAACTTGACCGCATTCTTGCGGAACTCTTCCGCTCGGATAAGCCCCAGTTCGGCAGCTTTGATTAGATCGGCTGGATTTAGTTCGGGGGTTTCGGGGCTGCCAAAATTCAAGCGTACCTTAGCCTTAACAGCGTCAAACCCAGATTGGGCAACCACAACAGCGAAAATTTCCCGCTCCACCTGTCGCTTGACGTAGCGCTGGATGGGTTTGACGAGCATGTCTTGCAGGTCCAAAGCTGCATTTGCCGAAGCCTCGGTAAAGCCTGGTGTGCTAAACAATCGTGGCAGGGGCGTTTCGCAGCCCAGATAGAACTGGTTAACCATGTGGTCGATGTAATACTCGAAGCGTGCCCGCGGGTCGATGGTGACAGGATCGAGTTTGGCGGGTGTTTTGCCGCTGTAAAAGAGCCAGGTGCCTTCCTCGCTGCGGTTCTTTATGGCGCTCTCGAACTGTTTGATGGTTGGTTCTTTGGCGTCCGGAACTGAAGCTAAGACGTCTGGACCCGCATATTTCTCAAAGATTTTGGGCATGAGCTTTTCGATTTTAGCCTTCATCCAAGCATATGCAGGGCGCTTATCATTCTCGATTGTGAGCGTGTGCAAAAGTACCTGTAAGAGGCCTGTGCCATAGCCTGATTGGATGTCGCCGCCAAGCCGCCAGTGAATAACGGCTTCAGGCTTAAGCTCACTGCCTGCATCGCCGCTATAAGTGCTCCTGAGTTGGTAGCCTGTGACCTTGTAGGGAAGTTTTAGGTCGGGCACACTGCTTAGTCCTATGCGTTGGACTGCGTCTTCTGGCATGCGGATGGTGTCGGTTAGTTTTTGGGGTGTGAGTTTGAGCCAAAAGTCATTACCACACCCGATAAGCGGCTTAGCCATTTCATTGAGAAGGCCATCAAGGTTGATATCCTCGCAAAACCTATCCACAGCCATTTTTGCTTCAGAAGCTTTATCGTATTTTGTGTCGGCTGTAGTGTAGAAGCCCATGCCAACGGTAGAAGCGGCTAGCAAATCCACGCTGCTTTTGCAGGTTGGGTCTCGGTCATAGAGCTTCATAACTTCAGCGAGCGGGATGCAGGAAGTGTCAAAGAATACTCTGCCGTTTGGTGATGCCACGCCAGAAGCAGGCGCATAAGAGAGAACTTCACGGATTTTCTTTACGACTTTACTCATGACACTCCAACCAAGCTTTTGTTAGCCAAAAAATGGGGAAAATTGCTGCAACACAAGTCATGCCGTTTAGGTCATGGTTTGTTTTACGTTGGTCATTCGGGCAATAGCTTTGGATCGCAGTATGCCAGCGCCAAACCTTGTGGTACCGCGTACACCGTAGGTTCCAGTTTCGACTTTTTCCCAATCTTCCACGGTGACATCTCTGCGCAGAAGCATAACTGATGCAACTCGTGTGTCAATTGCATACATCGTTCCGTTAGGCACCAAAGTGCTCGACTGCACCTTCATGCCAAGTACGTTACCGATAGTGCCCTGCACAATGTCAGTTTCACTACTGGGCAAGTACACTGACTTCACGAATTTGTCATCGTTGAGAAGTTGGTGCAGTTGCATCTCGTTAACAGCTAACACGTTGGGGTGCCAGTTTTCTCTTCGCACCGCTTCATGCAAACTCAAAAGAGACGCCCAACTTGCCACGGTGCCGCCGCCTGCTAGTTCTGCGCCTGTAGCTAAATCGCCTGCCTGAACTCCCGCATAGAGTGAGAGTATGGTTTCGGTCTCATGCTGCCCAAGCGCCATGCCGATGTTGTCTACTGCTTTGTTCATGACGTTCCATGTGGCGTCTTCGAGGTATTCTCTGGTCCACTGGTCGGAGGCTTGCGCTAGCTGGTTGGTGTAGATGTCTACGGTGGTGGGTTTTTTGGCGCTGACTCTTGTGATTGCTCCTTCTGCGTAGCGGTAGCCGACTGCTCCGGCGTCTATGGGGAAGCGTTCCATTGCTTCGTTGGTGGGCATGACGGTGACGATGTTTCTGCCAATCAGCTCTGGCCATGCAGCGTCCACTATGGTGTCGTGCATTCTGCCGAGGGCGTTTGTCATGTCGCTGAAAAAGCCTTCTTTGATACCCATTTGCACGTAGCGTTTGAGGAATGGGTGTTCGGCTTTCTGCTTGACCTTCTCATAGAATTCGCGCTGGTCGTTTGGCTTAGCCATCAACGCTTCAAAAAGTCGTGGTTTCAAGTCTATCACTTCGCCACATCGATGAAGATTAGGTCGCCGTCTGCTACTGCGGATTCTATGGCGGTTCCGAGTTTGCGGTTGTAAAATATTGTGTAGGTTGCTGCGCCGCCTTCATTCACTGGTTGGTCTACGTGCTGGGTTACTTTGTTTGCGCCTGCACTGCACACCCCGTATCCACGGGTTATGGGGCCATTAGCCGTGACTTTGACTCTGCCCTTTTTCAGAACTGGACACATATCGCCAATTGCAACGGTTTTCACAGCTACACCGATGGCCATGTCTCCACCTGGGCTGGGCGAGACTTTGTCGTCTGAGCTTAGGTATACAGGTGAGCCTTTGGTTATGGCAGCTTCAGCCTCAAAAGACTCTATCTGGGCGTTTGGGTCGTCGGTTTCTCCAACAGCCATCCAAGCTTTGCCTGTCTTATCAGTCATCTAATCAATTCATTTTCAACCTTTGAATTTCCCAAAGTTCGTCCTTTGGTACTCTTCCTCACAAAAGTGAGCATAAACACAGCTAGCTACCTCCCGCTTTCTGTTCTAGCTGTTTGACTACCCTTCGGAGTTCTTGGCACATGCGTTGCGGTCCAAGACTCCAACTCCGCTGAACCATAGTCGAAGGCAGCACTGCTTCAACCATTTTGGCAGCCTCAGAAACCGCCATCATCTTGGGCGGGTTTTTGATTAAGTCGCCACCGGGAACCTGCTTTCGCAAGTCCTCGATAGTTTTCTGCGCTTCCGTTAATTGCCCGTGGAGCTTTTCGGATTTGCCCTGCAGGTTGCATACGGAGCTTTCGATTTTGAGGTCTCCAGCCGCCGAGCACAATTTCTTCAATGCTTGGGCTTTCAGCTCAGGCGAGATTTTAGTTTGGTCGAGTCGCTGCAAACCCGCTATAACATGAGCTTGGTCGAGGTTACCCTCTGCGTCCTTGTACTCCAAATGCCTAAGGTTGCGCGGAGTGGTTTTGCCTTGGTCGTCTTTTGTACCTCCGGATTCAATGGCGGCAAAACAATCGTCTGGCAGGTTGTTGACATAGGCGGTGTCCCATTCTGCCTCTTGAACACCAGCCTTTCGAAGCGCCTCTGTTACTTTGGTGTCAACAAGCTTTTCTAAAACTTCTACGTTGGTTTCGGGAATACCTGGAACAGCTACCAAGCTTAACTCAGCGTTATGTAGTCCATGGGGAACCTTGCCGTCCACAACATCGACGGCTTCATAATCTGCGCCGACGCTTACGTGCTGGACTAAGCCCTTGCGGATTTTCTCAGCTGTTTCACCATCGTAAATCTCCGCCTCATACCAAAGGTTGTGTCCATCCCAGTCGGTCTTAGTAACCTTGCCAACTGCGTTAGGCACCGAGACATGCTCGATGTAGACGGGTGCGTTGGATAGCTTGCTTGAGAAGTTTTGCAGCTCTTCAGAAGTGTAGATGTTAAGGTTGCGGCTCATGCCCGTGCACATGGCCACGCCCCGAATACGCAGGGGCTTATCAGACATTGCTTCAAGAACCTTAAACGGCAAAAGAGAGGCCACATGCTCCCGAAAACGCTTGCAATCCTTACAGCCAGAGTTACCCTGAGACATACCTAAATCGCCAAGAAACAATCCTAAAACTAAGCATTAATGGCTTGAGAGTGCATATACGCTACTAGCGCAAACACGCTTACACAGGAATTTTTAAATTAAGACTCTTAAAAAACTCCAAATCAGCTTCCGCTTGCTTAATCTTCTTCAAAGCGTTTAACCTTGAACGGGTAACGGTTGGCGCTTCAATTTTGAGCTTACCAGCAATCTTGTAATCATTCAACCCCATGGACCAATAACGCAAAATCTTCTTCTCCCGCTCAGTCAACGCCATAAGCTACGTCTCCTCTCCAGAACCACCGTTGCACAGTCACGCCTTCGGCTAACAAATCCTTCTCCGATGCCCTGTAAGCATCCACACCGAAGCTTGTCATCGCCCAGCACCAACCGCGCCGCTCAACAACCGTTGAATCCAGCTCCTTAGCTAACCGCTTATTCATGCGAACAATCCGACGAGTCACTTGATGCCGGGCAATCTTGAATTCAGCCAGCTTGGCGGCAATGTCTTTTGGCAACAATCCGGGAGCGCCCGCTTCAAACAGCAGTTGAAGAATAGCTTTGTCAACCTCATCTTGGCAGGCTGCCTCTTCGATAAGCGATTTTTCAAAGTGCAAGGTATCCTTCAAGCCAGCAAAAATAACCCTTAGCAGCAACTTTATCTCAGCCACGTCGCGGTCAAGTTTCTTGTCCTTGGCAAGCAGATACTTCAGCTTCCCGACCTTGTCGGCTTGGCCACGCTTATTTTTTACCGTTTTTTCGCCTGAAATAACCATATTTTGAACAGGTTCATCGCTTGCTTCCATGACAAAGTGCACACTCCAAGAATTCTGCTCCATTCAGATAGGCGAGTTTTAACGCTCTGGCAGCTACACCAAATAATTGTAGAAAAGCGACTCCTGAAAAGCATGGACTTTTTCCATACCTAAGATGGGGTGCTAAAAGGGCTTTTGAACGGGTTTTAACCGACGAAATGATGCTAAGTGACGTAGCTTTTCCCTCCATTTTCAGAAGGCTTAGCCGTGTCTTGGCTACTGGCGTCTAAGCTGCTTGCGAGCTTTCCTAAAGCATCAGCAACTTTAGCGAAATCGCCGCTCATCTTCTCCAGCTTGGCAAGGCTGCCAGAAATCCGCTCCAAATCTGTTAGGGCTGTTTCTACTTGGCCTTCCAATTTCTTCACCCGCTCGGGCATAAGCAAATACTCGACTGCGGCGTCACGGCCAAGATGATCCAGTTCGCCTTCGTCTTCGCCTGGGCTGTCATCAATCAGCCGTTTGGGCGTGCTTACCTCAAAATAGCGATTCAACAAATTTGCCACAGGGTCGTCGATGCCTAATTCGTGGCGTCTGTTGATTTCGCCCTGCCCCAAAACGCAACCGTATTTACTCATTAAACCCTGAGCCACCTTGTCAGCCATGTTTTTAGCTAAAGTCACCAGTTCTCCTGGACTTCGACCGTAGAAAGTCTCAACGTGCACAATCCAAGACGTTGTCGTATGCCTCACTTTGACGCCTTGCTCTAAACCCAGAAGAGCGGTCCAATTCTGCATCTCAATTCGCTTAAAATCGCCCATTGGATAAACGCCCTCACGCAGGACCGGATACTTGAAAAAACAGCGATGCAAACGAAAGACACCGCTGCTAAAGAGGACGCCCTCACAGGATATGAGAAAATTTTGACCTCGCTCAGTAAGCTCAAAATCAACAAAGTTACTACGCTTTAAGCGGCGAATTAGACCTGCTTTTTCAAGCTTTTTAACATAGTAAGCGACATGCTGGCGCTTCCATCCACGGATACGCCCTATCTTGGCAGGGTACATCTTGACTTCTATACCTTTGAGTATGGGTATGACACGGGACCGGACAGTATTGAAGTCAAATTTGACTTTTGACTTTGAAAGCGAATTATTTTGACTTCTATCTATATTGCTCTTAACCAAAAAACGCAGCTCCTACGGATTCCTCTTAGACTCGGAGCAACGAGTACGTCTCAAGCCCTCTCCAAAATAGTAGAGTAACCAGCCCAGCAGCCACAGCAGCATAAGGAAGGGAAACAGAAGCAGACGCCATAAACGACGACGTCTGGGCCTACGTTTATTCACGGAAGACCTCCTTCGGCTGCTTGCCTCTACGGCGGAAAAAGGAACATGCCTCGCTTGACGCTATGCGGTTAACTGATTGTTTACCATGCATCCTCGGCTCAACGCAGCGTCCACACCAGAAAACGCAGTCACAACAGTACAGAACATTAGCGGAAAGCATTGACACGTTTATGCCTCCCGCTTCCAGTCGCAGCCGCTACACTTGCGAGCATCCACTCTGCAAATGCCTTGCGGGTCATTGGGGCAAAGCTTACCTGGATAGCCACAGACAAGCCGCCCCATCTTAGGTCACCACCTCCTCTAACTTTGGAAGATACTGCACCAAAACAGGCGCCTTGTTAGCTACACC